GCAAGCCGGTTATGGAACCAGAATGCCCCAGCGCAGAATAGGCCAACAATGACCCCTGTTCTGACGACCCAGGGGGTGTGTTCGCTAATCTGCTGTTTGGTCATAGTGGATATAGTAGATACCCGAATGGGCAGTCAATTACTTGATCATCGGAGTGCGTTCGCGGCCAAAGAGGCTGGCAACAAACATCTCAAACGGCGACTCCCAATCGGTTGAGTAGGCGTCTATGGCCCGGCGAAGCTCCACGGCTGGGATTCCGGTCGGGACAAGCGAGCCTATGCCGATAAGCCCGGAGATGATCTTAGCGATATCATCTTCGTCAGAGCTATCCTTCATCTGGTTGACGATCATGGAAGCGCCGGATACGGCCATACCGCCGATAGGCACCAGTTCGACGGACTTCTGCCATGGCTGGTCAGATATTCCGAGGTTGATAAGTGCCGCCACGTACCGGCCAAGGTAGTGCGGTGACGTCAGCATGTCCACGCCGATCTTAGTGGAGAAGTCGCCAAGGTCGCGCTGCTCGTCGTCGTCATCCTCTGGCTGGATCAACGACCCAATAACCATCATCGTAGTAGACGAGGCGACAATTCCAGCAAACACAGCCTTAGTAAACGCGGCCTTGCCACCCTTAAACCCCTGCTGCTTCGATTCCACGTACATACGCCGCAGCCAGTTGGCGTTATTGATCATCCACTTGCCGGCGAAAGTAGACACAACGCCAAACTGCGTGTGATTAATCTCAGCGGCACGCGACCGCAGAGCGGTGCCCTGAGTGTCCATAACAGCCTCACGGGCGATGCGCTTTGCCTCGGCAACCCGAGTGACGTTAGGCATGTCCAGCGGCATTTTGTCCAGCGCCTTATCAAAGGCAGCCTGGTACGTGATGACGTCCACGATCTGCTGCATGCGCCGCATAGGGGTAGTAGCGAACTTCTTCCAGTCCCCGGTCCAAGACTGACTACCGTGAAGTTCCTCGATAGAGGCCCAGTCCAAGTCCTGCCCATCAGCGCGGTGCAGCATCATGGCGTCGATGCTGTTGATGCGGCCAGCAGGAGCTCCAATCCGGCCAGTTGATAGCACTTCACCAAGGATCTTGCCGGACGCCTGCAAGAGCGCCTTAACGCCGACGTCGGGATGCCCGGCAGACACGACCAGCCCGCCGATCTGCTTAACGGCAGTCGTGAGGTTAAGGCCGAACACCGCAAATGTCTGGGCTGCGTGTAGTGCTCGCGCCCCAACCTCATAGCCCGTAACAACCTTAACGCCGGACACGGTATGCTGAAGCTGCCGCTTCAGAGCGATAACCCAATCTTTGCCCAACTTGCTGGTGGCCTTCTTGTTGAAGTCCGAGTCATTTGCCAGCAGGATACGCATGTTCTGGGCCATGCCAAGATAGGCGGCTGTTCGAATATGGGACATCTGGCTGCGGATCTGTGCCTCCGAAGACAGGTCCAGCATCTTGCCATCAACCTTGGCAACACGGTCGCTGAACACGCCTTTGGCTACGTCAATCGTGCTAACAACGCTGCCGTCCATGATGTCGAACGTCGGGCCTTCGCCGCCCTGATAGGGGACGGCGGCGTATCCGCCAGTCAACTCAACGATCTTCCCATCAACACTGACTAGCACCGGGGTAGCCTCAAGGCTGGCAGGCAACGGGACGCCGTGCTTCTTAGCCGCGGCCATGTCCCATTGCCAGATGGCTTCGTTGACCTTCCACGAGGCGTTCAGCCAGTCAACCTCCTGCTTCGTCAGCCCTTGGCTAATGGTAGAAATGAACTCGCCAATCTTCACTTCCGGGTTGCGCGTGCGAAGGTCAGCCTCCACACGCTGCCGACCCGTAGCCGTGCCAAGCATCATCAGACGAACCAGGCTCTCCAGCCGGTTAGTCTGCATGCCCTGAATGACGATAGGTGCCTTGAAGTCAACCTTAGCACCCTTAAGGGCACGCTGCGCAGGCTTCATGATCTTCGTAACCTGCCGCTGCATCTCTATCTGGGCAAGGTTGGAGTCGTCCGCAACCTGCTGGATGTTAAGCTGGCCCCACTTGCCAAGCGGCTGGATCAAGGTCTTCATCTGGCGCATAGTGCCAAAGAGGAAGTTATGGGTATCGCCGCGTTCTACGGGCACAGTATCGCTAGGAACAGCCTCAGTGCCGCCAGCGACCAGTTCAGCCTGCGCCTTGGCGACAGACGGGCGATCCTTAGCTACGTCTCGAAGGTAGACTACCTGCGCCGTCAGGACGCTAAAGTCGTCCGTGGTGAAGTTGGAGATAAGATCCGGTCCAAAGCCGGGGCCGTCAAGAACCGGGATGCGCTGCGTCAACAGCATACGCATAATCTCGGGGGTCAGGATGCCGGGGTTTGTCGCCATCGTGTCACGGAGGATGGATGCGCCCTTCTGTTGCGTAGCCTTGTCGCTACTCAGAAGCATGCTGATACCACGGGCAGGCATGACCAGATCGTTAGTCCGCGACGGCGCTGACCCGTGCGGGGCAAGCATCAAGGCGTCAGCCGCCTCTTTGTCTGACAGGAACACTTTAACGGTGCCGTCCGGGTACTGGATAGACGGGAAACCAGCATCAGCCAGCGTCTTCAGATGGTCGGACTTCGTGTAGGTCTTCAGATCATTAAGCATCTGCTCTCGCACGGCCATAGTACGAAGGATCTCCTTCTCCATAGCGATGGCGAAAGCGATCTCTTCGGTGGCCGAAGCGATACCAGGGACGTTCTGCTTAGCGGCTGCGAGTTCACGGCGGTTACGGGCGGCATTGACGCGCCTATGCCACTCGCTGGGGTTCAACTTAGACATCGGCATCCGGCGAATCTGCTCTTTAGCCCAGACATCGAGGGCGGCGGCATCGCGGATAGCGCCCTTCTTCAGAGCCTCCAAGGCCATACGCTTAGCTGTGCGGGTGTCGCCCTGAAGGTTGGCGACCGTAGCCTTCATGTCGGCTTTGACAGCAGCTAGGTCTACGGCGCTTCTAGCGCCCTCTTGGTCGCGGATCTGTCTAGCCATGCCTGTGAGGATTTCGACCTCCAGATGGGCTTCTAGGGCCTCTGCGTAGTGCCCCTTAGCGGCAGCCTTAGCCGACTTGGCAGCGGCTTTGGCAATCATGCCCTCCACTTCAGGGAACGTATAGGTGTCAGCCAACAGTCGCTTAGTGCCAACCAGGTTGGTATGCACTGAAGCATCAGCCCGCATCCAGTCTGAGAACTGCTGGATGGCGGCATTGGCGTCCGCCTTGTCCATCTTCGCCTTGTCCGCGATCTGCTTCATCTTGGCTTTGACTTCAGCGACCGTAGCCGACGCCTTAGCTTCCGCCTTTTCCTTGCCGGCCTTAGCGCCTTCCTTGGCAGCCTGCTCAGTCGCCTTACCGACTTTGCTCAAGGCGCGCAACTCGGCCAGAGCGATGACCAGCGCACCGTTGTCAGTGTTGGCAAGCTCATCAATCCGTTCAGCCAGCGTTGGGCCTTCATTAAGGCGAAGGATCGCCTCGGCAGAGTCAAACGCAGCCTCGTCCAGCGTCTTTTCCGTGGCGAGTTCAGCCAGCATCTCAGCCGGGCCGTTGGCGTATCCAGCGGCATCGGAAATCTCGGACGGGTTGACACCGCCAGCAACAGTCCACTCGCTCAGATCCAGATTGGCGCTGTCAGTGCCGGCCAGCAGGTTCTTGACAGCCTCCGCATCCAGCTTCTTCGTGGCAAGTAGAGCCTGCGCCCGGAACACGGGCAGCGTCTCCATAACCTTCTTGCGCTCGCCAGCAAGCTCAGTCACCTTAGCTACTTCATCGGCAACAGCCGTCTTAGCCAGCTTCTTGTAGGCTTCCTGCTCCGCCTTGGCAAGATCCTCGCCATACAGTTCGCCCAGCAACCCTGCCATCTCCGGCGTCATGCCAGCGGCTTCGCGGGCAGTCTCGGACAGATGCCCGATTTCCTTCATGTCCGACGTCACGAACATGCGATCAAACACGCGGCGGGTGTTCTCGTCTACAATGATATCCGCACGCATGAGGTACTTGATAATCTTATTGAAGTACCTGCTAATCTGCTTGAACAGCGAACGCAGTTCCTTTGTAGGGGCTTCGCCCTTAGTCAGATACTGTTCATATGCATACGCCAGACCTTCGTGGATAGCACGACCAGCCGCTGTATTCAGGTTCAGGTTAGCGAAGTCGGCGGCGGCAGCCTCAATAGCGGCGGCATCCACCTTCTTGCCGGAAACCTTCTCGTAAGTTGACGCGATCTTTCCAGCGTTCTTAGTCGCCCAAGTGGTCAGGTCGGCCATGTTCTCACGGAACACTTCAGGCGCGGCGGGATCAGCCGCCCAATTGCGCATAACCTCCAGCCAATTGTGCATCAACTCATGGTGGATCGTGCTGGCATTGGCGTTCTTGCCAAGGGCTACGATGCGTTTGTTGAAGTCATACGTTCCTCGGGCTGGGCCTTCGCCCTTTTGCTCCAGCGTCTGTATAGCTATCTTGCTGTCGTCAAAGATGACATAGTTGGTGATGTCCTTGCCTGCCTTCCCCTTTTCACCCAAGTAGCGAATACCGGGCACTCCTGCCTTGCGTAGCGCATCGGAAGCGTTTCTGTCGGATCCCATGATGCTGGAAATCCGGCGATACAAAGACGCTCCTGACACATCTGGGCCGCCTAGATCAGCTAATTCGGCCCGCCGATTGGTGAGCTTGGACCAGTAGTCATCACGCCCATTCCTCGTCATTCGCTTTCCTACGTCGGACTTTTCCCACTTTTGCTTCGCATCTTGCTCGCTCGACCCAGGTATTAGACGCACGCGGCCCGCTTCATGCGGATACACGACGGCCCACACCGGAAGCTCCGATATGGCGGCTGTAACAGCAGGACCTTGAACGCTGATTGGCGTATCCCAGTCCAGCATGTCGCTGTCCTCTGGGATGTCGACGGTGTACGTTTTGCCGCCTTGCTTTGTCTCTTCAGAAACGCGAGAAATAAGATCCTTCACCTCTTCGCTTCCGCTCATCTTCGCAGACTCAAGGAAGGCAAGACGATCTTTCAGACCAGCCAAAAACCCACCACTATGCCCAATAGCCTCAGTTACAGCGGCCTTTTGCGCCTTGGTAAAAGCGGGACTGTCACCGTTGTCGAAATGCAGCGTATTGCCGGGCCAGATATCAATGGTACTGCCGTCGATTTTTATAACCTTCTCAGGAGATCCGGCAAACTTCTCCCGGTAAATCTGAGCAACTTCCTTCAAGCTGGTGAAGTACAACCCCCACCCGTATGCCTGCGCTCCCTCGCCGCCCGGCCCGCCGACCTTGTCGTAGGAGAAACGGTCGTATGGGGTGGTATTACCGGTCCCGTGGTAGGCAGATTGTTCCAGTGATCCTGCGGCAGTAGCCTCTCCCTGAATAGCCGCCCGCTGCTTCTGCCAAACCTGCTTAGGCGTTACCCGTTCAGTCTTACCCTGCGCCGCATAAGCCTCGTTCCAAGCAGCCGCAGCAGCACGCGACCGATATGCCTCCAACTTCGCTGCCGTTGACACTTCACCAGGCGTCAGTTTAGCGCCAGAGACAGCGGCGGCAGTTGTGATCTCCGCCGTCATCTCCGTAACAATATCGTCCGAATCATCCTTGGTAACGCCGTCCGGCATCATCGGGTCCATGGACTGCTGGCGCAACTTGTCCATAGTGTCGATGGTTTCGCTAATCTCATTCAGACTAGGCGAGTCCGGGGCGGACCGAATAACCGCCTTCCAATCATCCATAGCCTTCGGGTCGTTCTTAACCACGTTGGCGACGAAGTTGGCAACCGGGATATCCACCACCCCACCGGCAGCAGTCGCACTCATGGACCGCATCAGATCGGCCGGATCAACGCCACGAGTCTTAGCCATGGCTGAGAAGTCAGCGGACGAGATATGCACGCTTCCATTGTCGGCCTGCACAGCCTGCCGCAGCGTGGCTTCCGACATAGCCGACAAACCGGGCGCAGCGGCAATCTTTCCAACCATAGCCGAGACATCATCAGCGAACTTAACAGCCGTGCCTGCTTTGGCGGCGGTAGTAGCCGTTTGCAGGATCTGCTTCGTAACTTCCGGGTTAGGTGATTCGGCCATGAACGCACCGACCATGCCGGGGGCTGCAAAGAGCCCCTCACCCAGCATTTCCGCTACCGCTCCCCACCCAGCTTCCGACCAGTTAATATGTTTCCCAGATGCTAGATCGTTGATGATCTGCTGCAATCCGCCCTGAATACCTCCCTGTGCCAACTGCACACCAAGCTCAGATGCGGCGTTACCAATACGCCCCCCGATAGCCGGTCCAGCGCCCGCCAACTGGCGGAACTCACCACGGGCACCCATTGGAATCTCGGTTAGCATCGTGACGGCGGCGATAGCCAATCCGGCGGCAACGTCAGCGCCTGAAATGATAGGCGCGCCTTCCTCAAGGTTCTGAGACATGCGCTGGACGGTGTTCTGCGCGCCTTCCTGACCGGCTTGGATAGCAGAACTGGTATACAGGGCGGCTTTAAGCTGGCCGGCGCTCAAGGCCGTCTTGCCGACAGCCAAGGCGAACAAAGAACGCACGGCAGCCGTGGTGCCGAAGCCGGTAGCAAGCATCTCGGGGGCTTGCCCCAGCAAAGATCCGGCGATAAGCTTCAGCCGGCCACCGCCAAGGGCGGCGTGGCGCGCAGCTTGGTCGGCCTGCTCATCGTTAATCGAGTCGTAATTCTGGAGCGACATATCCAGAACCTTGCTGATAGGCGATTCGCCATCAACCATGCCAAGGGCATGTGGGATAGACGCGGCTAGCGCCGGGACAGCCACAAGTCCACCGCCAAGGTTATTGGCAGACGACCGCAGCCCCGTAGCGAACATCTCCGTCCAAGTGACGGTTGGCGGCGCGCGCATATCCTCCGCGCTACGGCGAATGTCGATCATCGCGTCCAAGTCATGGGCGATCAACGCAGCGTTCGGCTGCTTGGTCAGCCACGTTTTGAAGGCTGGAGTCTGCGATTCACGAAGCAGGAAATCCACCTTCTCGGTGGTATCAGACTTGCGATACAGGCTCTTAAAGAACTGGTCGCTTGGATCGCCCAGCTTAGCCTCTGGTACGCCGGACTCCTGACGCTGCTTATACGCCCGAGCATCCTCCGGAGGCACAAGGGCCATAGCGTCGGACAGGGCTTCGGGCGTCAGCGGAAGGTCGGGCATGTCCTAGGTTAGTAGGTTTAGCCGTCAAAGCAACCTGCTTAGTGGCGAGACCACATCACCCAACGAAAAAGCCACCGTGTCACCGGTGGCCCATCGTTTCCCCAAATCAGGAACCGCTTATATGCAGCAGCTTACCATCGCAGGAATCCCCTGCAACAGGAATAGTGGCTACAGCGTCCGGGTTGGCCCTGCCCTATACGCATCCCAATTAAAGGGAACCGTAGGCGTCACGCGCATCTCCAACTCACCAAAGGGGCGCTTGGGCGCAGCCATCTCCGGATATCCCCTCTCCATAGGCCATCCACGCTTGGCATCTGCACCAATCCTGCGCTTGTGAGCCTGCATCTCAGCGTCTGTGACAGGGCGGCCAGCAGCGCGCAGCCTGCTTTCTACGTCAGCATCAGTTGCGGACTGGGCAGCCTCCGCATCCTCCTGCGCCTTAACGCTGATCAACTTCTGCCTAGCGCCAGGGTCCATTGGCGAAGATACGCCGGCCTTACGCATCTGCGCGTCGGTTGGAACAAACCCAAGCGGGTAGATATCTGCGGAAGCCTGCGGGACCGTGATCTGCTCGCCTTTGCCGTTGGAGATCTGCACGGGCGTCTGCGCCAGAACATCCCCACGGGCCACAAACTCAGCCAGGCGATTAGGGTCTTTCCCAATAGCGGCGCTCTGAGATTCAACGTACGCCTTGACGAAGCGCACGCGGGCATCATACTCATCAACCTTGAACTTATCCTTGTCCCCAAGCGGCTTCCCGTCAGTTGCCCTAGGAAGCGGCGCTTGGCGTTCACCTTCTGTGTACCGATCCTTCAGAATACGCTCAATCTCCCGGTCACGCGGCTTCGGCGTCGTATCACGATCATTAACGTAGTCCTGCCAGTCCTTTTCACTAAGGACATACTGGTTTCTCTGGATAGAGGCCCATCCGTCCTGATCTGACCAACGCATAGCTCTGATCTTGCTAACATGCTCCGGATTGCTGTGCATAGGTCCGCGCATCTTAGATTCCTCATACACAGCGCGCTTATCCTGCGGCATCTGCTTGAGGTTTTCTGACACTCCCGGAATAAGCTCAAAAGTCGATGGGTCGTACCCCGGCCGCATCTGCGTCAGGCGAAGCGCCGCAATAGTCTGGTCAGACTGCTCATTGCGACGCGCAAGGTCGGCGCTTCCGAACTTCTGGATACGCTCAGTAAGCATAGCCTTTCTATCAGCCGCCAGTTTTGATTTGTCCAGTGACTTATCAAACGGGTGATACTCTACAATATCTATGCCAGCAACCGCCGCCATGGCGTCCTCTACACTAAACACGCCATTCTTAGTAGCCTTAGGGCCAATAGCCTTCATCTGCTCGTCTACCCAAACGGTGTCCAACGCCTTCTGGGCCTGCTTGTTAGCGGCGGCTTCATAGGCTCCAAACGATCCCTTCCGCTCCGTATAGAACGACGCCGCCTTGGTATAATCCTCTTTATTGAAGATTTGCAGCGTCTGCCAGTTTACCTCTGGGATAATCCTATCGCCAAGATTCTCGCCAGAAGCAGCGAAAACGCGAGTGGACGCTGCCACCGCACGGCCAACTTGGAACAGCGCGTCAGCTTTGTTGCCGCCTGCCTGCGCCATGGCCGCTGCGCCAACTGCGTCCGCGATCTCCACACGACCAGTCTTATCCTGAAAGTTCATAAGACGAGCGTGAGCAACAGTATCAGCGGCGATCTCAGTATCCCGCATGTAGAAGTCCGCTCGCTTCTTCAGCGCAGCCTGCGCTCCAACAGAAAGCTCGCCACCATACGTCGTAAGATCAATAGCCTTGCTGTAGTCGCGGAACTTCTTTAGCTCTCCGGCAGTCTTGTCTCCAACAGCGTTTACCGAGAACTCGTTGTACTTCGCAGTTACATCCTGCTTCAGCTTGTGAAAGGCGTCCTCGCCGGCAGTCTCATCCGCATCCTTCTGGATAGCAGCTCGCTTAGCCTGCATCTCCTGCACGTACTGCGCGGACTTCCCAAGCGAGGCGATAGTATCCCCGACCGTCTGCAATGCGCTGGCAGTCGATGTATCGGCCTTGACCATCGGGGTCGGCATTGACCCGACATGCACGCCGGAAGGATTGTAGCGAGGTGCGGTGATAGCCATGTTTTCCTTATGCGAATGCCGCGCCGAGTTGGCCGATACCGCCGATGATTTGACCGGTCGCGCTGATACGGGCGGCACGGGCTTCTGCTCCTGCATGTTCACGACCAATACGGCCCTGCTCACGCTTGCCCCAGGCAGACATGGCGGCGTCAAGCTCGACTTCGTTCTTCACGCGGTTGGCTTCCAGCATGGTTTCCTCACGCACCTGTGAAACAGTCTCCGACGACATGTCCACATTCTGGGCAGCGTAGGAAGTCTTCTGCGCCTGTAGCACGGCACTCGCCTGGCGGTCCACGTCGGCTTGGGCCAAGCGTCCGCGCAGGAGATCGAAGTCCGCAGACCTGTTAAGCATCGCCTCGTTGGCATCAGCCGCACGGATTCCGGCATTGGCCCCCATAATGGTGGCGGCGGCACCGAACAGTTGCCCGACACCGCCAGCCGCCTGGCTGTAGCTAAAAGTTGGCGCAGCGTTCATCGTTCAGTCCCCATGTTAAACACGGTACGGGCGTTCAGGATAGTTGTAGGCAATCCTTCGTCTTGCACAATGGTAATAGACCCGGTAGCCGAATGCGCGGCTTGCATAATCACCTCGCGCATGCCATTCTGAAGGGCAGGCGGTGCGTTCGTCAGGTCAACGTATTCTGGGAACATCGGCTCCAGCGTGGCGCTGTTCAGACCAACCTGTGCGCCACGGGTGTTGACGACATTCAGGATCACACGGGTGATGTGCTTGAAGTCGCCCAATGCGGTGTCGCGCTCAGAGGCTTCCAGATCCAAGGTCACGGCTTCGCAGGTGATGATGATGCCAGCCTGGATACGGGCGAAGTTCCGTGACAGGGTGATCGACCCACTGGCCACCACCGTATCCGCTTCACGGCTGCGATCAGCGATGACGCCAACGGTCAGCCCTTCCAGATGGGTCAGGCCGGTCAGCGTGTCCGTGCAGCGGAACAGGGTGTCCGCAGCCACCGCACGCAGGCTGGTCGGGATCAGCGTGTTAGGCGTGACAGAGATGCTAGTTCCGCTGGCGTAAGCCGTGCAGGTGACATAGACATCGTCGTCCTCAGATCGCAGCATGAACACCTTGCCGACATCACCGCCAACGAATACAGACCCAGCAGCGGTCAGCGTCAGCGTCTCGGTCGTTTTCCAGGTCGTTCCACCAGTCAAGGTTCCCGTGTATGCCAGCGTGCCGTCATAGGTCACAGCCTCGTCAAATCCGATATGGTCGTCAACATCCCCAGACTCCCACTCCAGCGGCATGCGGCAGACATCGAAGGTCGTGGAATCATTCTGGACCATGCAGTACAGCCGGTCGCGGTTGTCCTCGCTTACGGCGCAGATGTCGGTGATTTCCCGACCATCAATATCGTGGCGGCTCCAGCCCCAGATTTCCTGCTCGGGGATATAGGTCAACGCCAGCAGAACACCGTCCGTGCGAAGGCACCAGACCACCTGTTCCGAACGCTGATAGACCACACGAACCAGGCCAGGCTGGAACAGGTGCTTAGCCCAGAGGGTCAGGTCGCGGCTGTCTAGGGCTTCCTGCGCGAAGTCGTAGCGGGAATCACGTACAATTTTGTCACCACGCTGGACATAAAGCAGGGTGCTTCCGACCAAAGCGGGGGTGATGCTGCTGCACCCGTTGTAGCTGTCCGCACGGGCGTTGATGGCGGTCGGGGTCAACCCGCCTCCGGTTCCGCCGCGCAGTACCCATTCCGCCGTGCTGGTCAGGACAACCGCACGCCCGGCGATCTCCAGCATGTGCTGGACCGCCGACACGGTGCGACCGGCAAGCTCAAAGTCAACGCCGCTGGCGTCCTCTGCGCCGGGGTCAAACGCCGTATAGTTGCCAACATGACTGCCGACGATTCGCTCAGTATCCTCGCTGAATCCACCGAACATCAGCCGCTGCTGGAACAGGCCAACCGCAGACGGGACATTGGCCCCATTGTCGTTGATAGCGCGGGTTGGGTCATTCCCGATGATGGGTGTGTCCTTCTGGTCAGGAACGATGCCGTTGTCAGTGAAGGTGACATCAGACGTGCTTCCAATATACCCGTAAACCCTGCCAAACTCACGATATACGTTGTAGAAGTCTGCGTCAGCAACAGCGGTCCAAGTGATCGTGGCAGCCGTCGAAGTGGATGGGTATGCGCCCAAGAACGAGTCGCCTAATGCGCGGTACTTGAAATTACCTGAAACAGCGCCATTGCCAACCACAGTGAAGTTGTCTGCGTCAACCTTTACCACGCGAACGAGATCGCCAACCTTGTAGGTCAGCGCACCAGCGGTGTTGTCCTTCGCTTCGGTGACTTCTACCGTGTCGTTCGTCTCAAGACCGTGGGCCGTGAAGTTGATGTTCCAACGGTTGCCAGCGAGAGTGGCCGTGCCGGTGATCGTGGATCCGCGCAGCACGCCGCTTTCCAGACCATCCTTGTCCGTGCGCGTGACCCTGTACCTAATCTGGTTCGTTCCAGCAGATCCGGTAGCCGCTACCGTGATGCCCGTGATTATGGCAGGAGTCAGCGGGGCAGTGTCCGGGTGCCAGCTTACATTGCGAGAATAGCCGTCCTCGTCCTCACGCACTATGCGCTGCGGAACAACCTGACCATCGGCAAGGAAGATCGTGTCACCGGACTGCACAAAGCGTGCGGTAGCAGCATCAAAATAAGCACCAAACGACAGCATAGCCGGTGTTGCCAACGCTGTAGACCGGACAACCTTAACGCCGGTCAAGGTCCCAGCACCTACGCTGGTGCCGATACGGAAGTTCGTCGGGGAATTGATGACAGTAATCGTCAGTTCTGACCCTGACGGCGGGGATCCGTCCGTGCTGATGCGCACCTTGTCGCCGGCAGCGAACAGGTGGGCATATGGCGTTTCAATGTTTCGTACAGAGCCAGTGTCCACAAGTACGCAGTCGTACATGATAGGATCGCCAGGAACAGCAGCGCCATTACGAATAACCCCAATACGGTCAGACCCAGAAGTGTAGCCGACCAGCACGTAGCTGTCAGTAGGGCCAAACTCGAACGGAATGAAATGGGCATTTGTAGTGCTGCTAATGGACTGGATGAACTCAACACCCTGTCGGTTGACGATGCCTCCTTCAGCCTTCGGGATGAAGTTGCGGCAAGTCTTGAGTGCGGCTTTCCAACGATCCACATCCGCCCGGCCATAGAGCGACGGGCTAACCTCACCGGACGAGAACGCCCGCTGGATCTCGCTCACAGGCGGGCCTCAATCATCATAGCCTCATCCGATTCACGGGGCTTGACTTCATTCAAGCTGGTTGCCGCAGCCTCACTGGAAATACGCATGTACTCGTTCAGGGCATTGCCGTACAGTTCGCGGTTCTTAGTCATCGACAGGGCGATCTCAGCGGCAATGAACCAGGCGAGTGCAGAGGTGAACAGCGGGTCAAACTGCGCGGTGTCCTCGTTGAGATATGTTCCTGTAACAATAGCATCTTCAACGTCACAATGGATCAACCGACCACTGGTATCCGAACCAATGGCATACGGAAAGGTCTGCGGGTACGGAATGCGGTCGCTGGTCACGCTTACCGTGACGGGATTAGCCGTCTCGGTTACGGGCGGGAACAGCCTGTGGATGTTGATGAAGTCGGTTGGATACCGGTAGGTGAACGCCCAATCCTGGAACAACTGCTCACCAACCAGCGCAAGTCCAACCTGGCGCACAGCAAATGGCCACGGGCGTTCCCGCAGCATCGTGGTCAGACACTGCTCCCAGACGGCATTGCAGGCGCGGCCCGCAACACTGTTTTCCGTAATATCTGCAATCGGCTGGGAAATGCCCAGCCGAAGCAGAGCCAGATTGCAGATTGCCGTCTGGTTCACAGTTTACGCTACCCGCATGTCGGCGTAGAGCGCAGCGCCAGTACCCGTGATGGTCGTGACGTTGGCACGCACATACGGCTTGGCGACCTTGACCTGATACGAGAACGGCTTGCTGGTGTGCGTACCGGCGACCGTGATGGTCGCGGCAGTGGTCCAGGTGGTGCCGTCAACAGAGTGTTCCACATCAAACACGATGTTCTGCGCACCGCTGGTGCCGATGGCCTTGCCGTACACATCAACGACAATCGGCTCGGTGCCGCCATACGGCTGGACGCCAACGGTGGGGCCGTTAGTGGCAGTCGTGATATTCGTAGCGAGAGTGACTTCCATGTGAATCCTTTTGGGTTATTTGGATGGTATAACAAAACACCCGGAAGGCAAGCCCTCCGGGTGTTTTGCTGTCGTCAGTTCAACCAGGATCAGCCAGCAACGATGCTGGAACCATCCGGGAAGTACTGCATGCTGCTGACAGCCGGAACCAGGATGGCAGTGACCGCGCCAGCGGTCGGGTTCTCGCCACCATTGACGGTGTACTCGATGCCGAGATACCGTTCGTAGGTCTGCCCGAGGGGTAGAGCGATGTTGAACTGCGCACCAGCAGTCAGCGCAGCCAGCAGGATGGTACGCTCCGCGTGGATCGTTTCGCTGGTGTCCATGTCGGCGGTGCTGTCCGACTTGATCGAAACGGTCAAGCTGGTGAACTCCGAGCCACCGTTGCCAGCCGCCGTGAAGGCGGTGGTCACGATCAGTCGGAGAACCATCGGGCTGATACCCAGATCCTTGAGGGTCGGGGTAGCCTGGGTGTCGATCACGTTCGTCGAGTCAGCGGAGCCGCCAGTAAGCGCCTGCGCAGACGAAAGGATCATGTTGGTCGTGTCGTCGTAGTAGCCCATGTGTTGTGTCTTTCGTAGTTAGGTGTTGTTGTTGGATCAGACCACGCGGACTTCCGCGTCCGACAGAGCGTGGACCACCTTGACCTGATAGCCACGGAACATGGTCTTGCGCTTGCCTTCGGCAGTCTCGACGGTCAGGTTGCCAGCAGCCTTGTTCAGAGCCTGGATGTCCAGCATCTGAGCCGTGGTGCGGGAAACGTAGATCACCGGGGTGCCCAGCATCTCGACGGGCAGCAGACGGTGCTGGCCCTTGATCATCAGCTTGATGAGGTCGGCAGCGCCCGACTCGCTCACCAGGTTGCTGGTGTCGATGTTGCAGATACGAACCACGCCGCGCCAATCTTCGACCTTCTGGCCGCAGTGCAGTTCCCAGATGTCCTGGTAGAACTCGTCGATGTTGCCGCTGCCCAGGGTCTTGCTGACCGGGGTGCCGCCATTGACCGGGGTGTGCTTGATACCAACGCCACCACCCTGGGGGATCAGACCGCTGACGGTCTTGGGGCCGTTGATGACCATCCACACCGAGGTGTTGTCGGTGCCGGTGCCGCCAGCGTCGATGATCTGCTCGGCAGTCTGGCCAGCGATGACGCCGTACCGCTTCGACAGACCGTCGAAGGCGAGCGGGTCAGCCACGGTCGGGATGCCGGTCGTGGCATTGCCGTAGAACCACAGGTTGGCCCACTTCTGGTTGATGGCTTCCAGCATCGAACGGGCTTCCAGCGCACGCTGGGCCGCCGAGTTGCCGTTGAGGTCGATGATGCGCTTGCTGACTTCGCTGGCGATGCCGATACGGCTGGTGATGTCAGTCACAGCGTCCACATTGCTCTTGCCGACCGGAACACCGCCGCCAACGCTCAGGAGCGAAGCAGTGGGGAGAGCGGTACGAACGTGAGTGATGTTCTGCGTGCCGTCATTGCACACCTGCCAGGGAATGTCTTCCAGAACCGGGTTCTGCTGGTTCAGGATTTCCGCGACGGTAGCGATGGAGTGATCGGGCTTTTCGCGCTTGATCAGGTCCATCAGGTTGAGATAGGTTGCACCGAGAGTAGCCATGTGATTCCTTTAATGTTTTTGGTTAGGCTGACTTGGGCTGAAACAGCCCTTCAAGAGGATCGTGGTGAGGCGAACGCTTCTCCACTCCGGGGGTTGCACCCGGACGCACGAACTGATCCTCGCGCATCTTAGTACCAATGTCGTGCAGAATCCGCACAACAACAGGATTGTAGAGGATGCCAGCTTCCTTGATCATAGCCTGCGTCTTCGGGCTGAGGCGATCAACGGTACGGGTGACATCCACCATGGTTTCGCGGATCTTCTCGCCACCGAGTTCTGGATCCTTCTGAAGTTCCTCAAGCCAGCCCTTCTCGGACAGTTGCTTGAACTCCGCATCAGCGGCGGCCTGCGCCTGCTTCTCGCGCACAGCAACAGCGGCAGCGGCTTTCGGATCAAGACCAGACTTCTGCGCCCACTCAACGATGGGCTTCAGTGAATCAAGAGTGAATCCTTCAGGAGCCTTGAAATCCGCCCACGGATCCTTGGCCGGGGCAGCAGGCTTGACCGCTTCAGTAGCGGCTGGTTTCGGGGTGTCCGCTACCGGAGCCGGGGTCGCAGCAGGAGTGCTGGCCGGAGTCTCGGTAGCAGGAACGGAAGCAGTTTCAGGCATGACCCGATGCTAGTGAGTCACACAGGATTTGCAAGTACCGGATATTACCTACGACGACGGCGAAGGAACCATGCCAACGGGGTGAGAACAGCGAAACCGGCACCCCAAGAGTCGCCCCATGACGACCCCCAGGAGTCGCCCCATGCGCCACTCACGCTGGACCCCACGGGTCGCCGGTCGTGCCAGCGCCGTCAACGGTGATGTTGTTGACCTTGCGGATGTCGGCATGGATCGGCGTGGCCTGCGCTGCCGCCAGGACCGCCGCCGCGTTCTGCGCTGCCGTCGGGATGCTGCCGCCCGTCGTAACCACACGCGCCGAGGTCGTGACTCGCTGCTCGATATGGGTGTGCCCGCCAGACACCACCTCGCCGTAGCCGAACATCGGGCTGCCGTCTGCGTCGGGATAGAGGTCCCCGGTGATGACCACGCGGACGGCTAGCTCGGTCGTCTGCGGGCAGATCGACCATCCATTAGCGGCCAGCAACGTGTAAACGATGTCGGTTGTTCCAGCCCCAGCGGAGGCCCCGCCGCTGGAATCGAACGCCGGCAGGTACTTGAGATTGTCCGACAGCAACAGCCAGTCTGCCCACCGGCTGTATATCTCCTGAGCCGTGAACGTAACATCCGACTCGCCTGCGCCGCAGACGAGAAGGATGCACAGGCTGGACGGATTAACGACGATGGACGTCATGGGCTAGGCCGCGTAACCCCGGTCTTGCTCGGCCACGGCGCTGATGCTGATGCCCTTGGACCTGGACAGCGTGCCGGTCGCCACGGTGTACTTGCCGTAGCCTGGGCGAACGGCGATCAGCGTGACGGCCTTGTCCGTGCCAGCCGTGCCGCCAGCCGTGTCGCCGTCGTAGTCGAACGTGAAGGCAATGCTGCCGGAGCTGATGGTGCCGGTGATCGGGGTCGCCGTCGCGTCGTTGACCGTGATCGCGCCGGATTCGCCGTAGTCGTCGCCCGCACCAGGGCCGGTGGTGTACATGAGGCGGTAGCTACTGCCGGCGCCGACCAGAGGGGCGTTGAACGACATGATGCCAGCAGAAACGTAGTCGTATTCCCGCGCCACTCCGTTCTGATCGGTGAACACATAGTCGTTGGTGTCGGCGCTGGCGATGTTGTCGATGAACACGCCCAGGGCCGTGGTCACTGTCTCGCCGGCAAACGCCATCATCAGGGCGGCGGTCTTTCCGGTGATCGACCCGGCATCGCCCGCCGTGTTGATGTTGCTGTTCTGCCGCAGGAGGTACTGGACCTTGGCGTAAATCTGCCGCTTGGTCGCGCCGTTGCCCGCGATGATGATGCGGAACGGGTAACTGGACCCGCTGATGGTCTTGTTCTGGTTGCTGCTGTAGAACGACACCGTGATGCCGGTGTACGGCGCAGACGACAGGGCGGCGTCATTGACCAGGACATCGAGGTCTGTTTCGTTGCTAACCAGGAAGTTGGTTTTGAATGCGCCGGTCGCCGTCGCGCCGGTATCGGCTAGAACCGAGTCCTTGAACTTCTTTTGTTCCTCTCGCACGAACGCCTTGGCATAGGTGCGCTTGTCGAAGTTGCCGTTGCTGGCGTCTCCGTAGACCTGCACGCCGACGTTAAACTGGTCGGCAAATGGGAAGTCCGTGGGCGCGTCGGTGGACGCGAGCTGGTAGTAGGGCTGCGCGCCGCTGTTGACCGACCCCAGGCCGACGAAGCCACCGTACTGGCGATTCAGCACGCCAGCATTGCTGTACTCGGACCAGCCGCCATCGCGCAGCATATTGCGGGTCGTGTCGTCGTACCACTTCCAGCCATTGAAGGTCGCGCCGTCCGTGCCGATCTGGAACTGGCCACTCAGAACGTCGATGGCGTAGAACGGGAAGGGGCTGTCCTGATAGGTGCTGGTGGCCCACAGTTGGACGCACTTGGAATAGACGGCCTGGAGCGTCACGCCGTCCTTGGCGACCAGGTTGCCAGCGGCCACAAGCCGGATGGTGCGATTCGGCTCGTCAATGACGATCTCGGTTGCGACGTTGAGCGATGATGGACTGGTGAGCTTGGCCATGATTACACTTCCTTGGCGTCGATGACGTAGTTGCTGTTGAACAAGCGCCAGGTGGTCGGCGCGGTCTGGATGGTGCGGTCAGGGACGAACGTGGACCCGTTCTCCAGCACGATGGGTGCCGCCGTGTCGATGATCAGCCCGGTATTCTGGTCGTCAGTCGTGTGGATGACTTCAAGCAACATAGCTGGTATCCAAGGGCTGGGAGACGGGGATGGTTGCGTCGGATGCGCTCAGCACGACGCCGCGAACGAAGGTCGGCTTGTACCCGTTCTTGAACACGCCGATGTCCACGACCGTAGCGGGGACGTAGGTGTAGCTGTACGTCGCGCTTGTGCCGGCGATGGCGTCCGAGGTTTGCAGGACGTTGGACCCCGAGCCATCCGCCGGGATTGAGGCGTCGTATATCACAACGTCGGAGCCGGTGACGACGCCGGATACCGTCATCGTGGCCGACGATGCCGGGCTGTAATACGTCCCGTCATCGGCCTGCATGCGGGCGAATCCCGGCACCTCGTTTCCGCTGCCGTCCACCACGCGCACGCCCTTACTCACAGCGCCAGCGGACCCGAACAGCGTGCCGCGTGCCGTCTCGTAGTCGCTGCCGGCCAGGATGACCATGGGCGGCAGAGCGGAGTTGTGGAAGCCGGTGATCAGGTTGAAGGCGTCTTGCGCGGTCTGCCAAGATAGGTACTGAGCGATGGATGCCGCGCTGGACGAGTCCGTAACGGTGACAGTGATCGACCATTGCTTGCTATTCCACGTCACGGGCGATGCCCCGTGATTCGTGACCGTGATGCCAAGAGCGCCAGGATTGCTGTCGCTGATCGCAGAGTCGGTCTGGTTGAGCGGGAACGCAGCGCCGGCTTCCGTCAGCGTGAACGGCAACTCAAGCGCCGTCCATCCTGCCTTGCGAACCCGCAGCGTGCATGCAGCGTCGGCATACCATGCGGGGTAGAGTCGTGGCGTGGTGACGGCTTTCACGTCCAATAACTTGCCGTCGCTGTCGCGGAAAATGGCAGCCAATGAGCCGGACTGCGCTCCCGACAGCGTGACCTGCGGCGTGTTGTACTCGTAGGGATTGTCGATGAGCGTCTGCTGCGTGGTGTCGCAGAACATGCTCACAGCACGCAGGGCGTTGGTCGCGCTGGAGGCATTGCAAAGCACGCGCAGCCGTAGGCAGAAGCCGACGCTGGGCGAGATTCCCGTCTCTGCTGACCAGTTCGCCGCCGTCAACGACTTAAATGTGCCGCTGAACCCTGCGCCTTTGCAGAGGTCATAGGTCAGTGTGAAGTTGCCGGTGTTGACGCCATCCAACACAGGGGCGGTGTTCTGTAGCGAGTTGACGCCGAGGACACGCTGGGTCTGTGTGAAGGTGACTTGATCGCCAATAGTCTTGAGGATGAGGCCGTTGGTTCCGTTCCTGACAGGCGTGCCAGCATCGTCCGTGTACGCTGGCACCGAGAAGTCGCTGGTGGTCTTGGCTGAGCCAGTCATCACCGTGAGCATGATTTCCGTAGCAGACACCTCTTGCTCGACAAAGTGCAGGCCACGTGCGTTGAACGTCGCACACGTTCTACCTGCCGCCACGCTGGCGGCGTAGATTTTCTGACTGCCGCCCCAGGTGCGCCTGGCGCGACCGTTGTCCGTTATCGTCTGGGCGAACGCTCCTGCGCTGTAGCTGTAGCCGCTGTCAGTAATCGCAACGTCGTCGCACGATGCCTGTACTATGACGTTGATGTCGTAGCCGGAGTTGCCGCGATAATATACCTTGGTGGCGCGGATGTTGCGACCGTTCGTGAAGCTCGCCAGTTCACGCGCCCCGTTCGGGAATAGCGGGGTGCTGCGTGTCCCGATGTTGCGGATTCGGATATTACGTCCGTTTGTCGAAAAGATTGGCTGGTTACTCGGACCGACACCCTTCTGG